CAAAAGGCTACTGAAGAATCATTGCTGCTAAAAGCAAGCGATCAACTGAAGCGCTTTGAACCATTGCCGGATATAGAACTTCATCTTTCTGTATTGGAATACGCTGATAGGGACATAAAGGCTGATACGATCAAGTATAATGCTATCCTGGATTTATGTGATGATGCAAAGAACGTCATGTCCGATAGACGGGAACAAAGGAAGATTCTTGAACTAAAACTAAAAGTTGAAAAGTTACTTGCTCAACAGGACAATCTTGATAAGGATCAGGGCAGATATATAACTCTGGATCAACTTTATGGTGATGGCATTTCTATTTCAGCGGATATTTTGAAGCAGGAATGCATAATAGCAAGACGGGATAGGGTTTTATCATTGATTCAGTTGCATAAAGAAATGATGGAGGTAAGGGATAAAAGAAATCATTTGGGCGTGACGATTCGTGATATTAGATTGCATCAGGATATATTGTGGAATACTAATGAAGAATTAACAAAACTCAAAAAAGACTTTGCATTATTGATGCCTGATAAATGTCCATTGTGTGGCAGAGGTGGTAAGTGAATCAGCAAGAGCATGAAAAAATTATCGAAAATATTGTGAGAATTAGTAAGTCCTTTTTTAAGTCTGACGATGAGTCTGATGAGGATTTTAAACAACGTATTAAGCAACGTATAATGGAGGTTGCAAATGATAAGGCGAAGGAAACCAGTCATTGAACCTAAAAAAGTTGCCCATGTGGATGCATTGTTATGCGCTGATTTACATGTTAGATCTGATGTTCCTTTATGTCGTACAGACGATTTTCAATCTGCAATGTTTAAAAAGTTGGAGTTCATTTTTAATTTGTGCCGGGATAATGGCTGTCCTCTTTTGTGTGGCGGTGACATTGGTCACAGATCACAATGGCCAAACTGGTTGATTGAAAGGTTTATGGCCTTAGCAGAAGGGGTTAAAATCATATCTGCATTAGGACAGCATGATTTACCTGGACATAACCTTGATGAATTACCACGGTCTGCATGCGGGGTGTTGCAACGGGCAGGGGTAGTTGATTTTGATGGTGATGGATTTTTAAGATCACATTTTGGACAGCAACTTCCCACAGAATCATTTGATTTAGATATTCTTCTTACTCATCGTATGGTTATTGACGGCAAGCAGGATTGGCCAGGGCAACAATGCGATCAAGCAATAAATTTATTAAAGCAACTTCCCTTTTGTCAATTAATCCTTTCCGGCGATAACCATCAATCATTTGTAGTCCGACATGATAACCGGCTATTGGTTAATCCCGGTTCAATGATGCGTACCACGGTAATTCAAGCAGACTTCAAGCCACGGGTATATTTATGGGATGCAACTGCCAATGAAGCATCACCAGTATTTCTGCCAATTGAGGAAAATGTGGTTAATCGGGATCATATTGACATGTCTGCTGTTCGGGATGAACGCATGAAGGCGTTTACAGAGCGGGTTAAGATGGGTTATGCTGATGGTGTGGATTATTTGGATGAATTGCAGAAATACTTTGTGTCAAATCGGACATGGGATAAAACGAAACAGAAAGTTTATCAGGCATGTGAAATGGAGGCAATGTGAAATATATTTCTGGTTATAAATATTATGGGTTATGGTGGGTTTGGTTCTGGGGAAAAATAATGATTTCTTGGAAAGATATTAGAATTCATCCATTATTATTTTCTCAAAGAAAAGGTCTTTTTCTACCTGGTTGGTATGGGTTTAAAATTAAAAATTGGTATTTTCAATTTAATAGAAAGGGTAAATAAATGGCAAAAGATATAGCTGCTGAATTAATGGCGATGAAGGGCAAGATTGATCAAGCGGAAAATAAATCTGCACAGCTTCAGGGACGACTGGACGGTATCTTTGAACGGCTCCATAGTGAATATAGCCTTGACTCGTTAGAAGCCGCTGACAAGCTGCTGACAGCTCTTGACGGGGAATTAAACGATAAGGAACAGGCCTTGGCAGTAGGGGTAGAGGAATTGAACATAGAATTTCAGAAATTGGAGGTGTAATTATGGTAAAAGTGAAAGAAGTTCACGTTGAATATTTTTACACAAAACAACCAAGGATATATGAATCTGAGCGGCTTGTTATCGGCCTTGTTGCTGATAGTGACGATGTTGATGTGGCAAAGGTTGCTGATGAATTGGCAGACGCTTGCATGGAGATTGTCCATCGGCGTTTGGGATTGATTAAAAAAGAAGAAACAAATTGTGTTTATGCGCCATTAGATCAAGGCGCTCCACGTAGGCGGCGTATATGAACTTGCAAGAACTCAGAACCAGAATGGAGCAACTAAAAGGGGGACAGCAATCTCTGATCAAACAAAGGGATTCTGCTGTTAAGGCAATTGGTCAATGGGGTATAGAAATATCTGCTACTGAGGAGGCTAAACTCATCATTCAGGCGGTTGCCAAAAAGACTCAAGATAAACTCAAAGCGTACATAGAGGAACCTTTGTCATTAGCTATGGCAGCGGTATTTGATGATCCCTATCAATTGAAATTGAAAATGGTGGAGCGGCGTGGTCGGACTGAATGTGATTTTAAATGGGTCCGGGCTGGTCAGGAATATGATGACCTGTTATTTTCAGAGGGTGGTGGTCTGGTTGATGTAGCGGCATTCGGATTGCAGATAGCTATCCTGGGGTTCATGAAACATCATGCCAGGCTACTATTAATCCTTGATGAGCCGCTTAAATGGTTGAAGGGTGGAGAGTTGCCAGAACGTGGTGCATTGATGATTTCGGCGGTAGCTAAGGAATTGGGGATAACGATATTGATGGTTAGTCATATCCCTGAACAGAAAGCAGGGGCTGATAAACTGATTCACGTAACCCTTAAGGCAGATAAAACAAGTAGCATACGGGAGGAAATACAATGAAACTGATGATTTATAAAGAACGAGAAAAAGATGATAAAATAAGGTTATCTTTATATGATAATTTAGATACGATTTGGGTATGCGTAAAAAACAAAGATGGAGAAATAATCAATAATCTATTAACAATATCTGAAGATGGAATTAAACTTTGTAACAACGTTAATTATGATTTTGGTTTTCCTCTTGATGAACATGGACGGATTAAAATCATAGGAGAATAGACATGTCACTTCGGGAGGACTTAATTGAAATTGCAAAGAAGGAAGGTTTTGAATCTGTTGATAGTTTCATTCAGTCTTTTGTGGTTGATGGCCGTCGCACTTTCATGGAGCTGAAAATGTACCTGGAAAGGAAGTATAAGCGGTATTATTCATGGGCATGGGTGTATATTTATTGCTCTCCATTTGCGCCTGAATATCAAGTCCAGAAGCGTGAAAGACAAGTATCACCTGGTGGATTTCAAAGCACGGAAGCAGAAAGGCAATGGGATACGTTGGCCGTTAAATGCGGATATATTGACACTAACCATATGATGTCGCAGGGCGTTGATAACGTAGCAGCGCTGGCCAGGGCGGTAGGGGTTAAGTATTCAACGTTCTATTCACGGTTTAAAAAATGGGAGGCAGGGCAAAATGTCGGCTGATGCTGGATCACATGCGCTGGAAACTGGCAAGCCCCCTGAACGATTAACTTGGCGGGATGTGGAGCTTCAAAAATGGAAACGAAAAAGAATAGACTGCCCGGACAGAAAAGATCACATTTGCGACCGGACAAGAAATCTAAAAGATTGCAAATTCTCAAACTGCTCATTTGTTTATTGGGGTTGTCTGTAGCGTCAAATAATATCGAAAATGGTTTTATCGCATTCCGGGATATTCCCACTGAGCTGTACACTGATGTTGGTTTAAAGGGTATCAGTATTATTGTGCCGGAAAAAAGATGGGAAAATAACTTTAGAAAACCTTCTTTGAATTGTATAATGAGTTTAAGAATAACAAAAACAAAGGGGAAGAAATGACACCTAAAGAGCAAATTATCGAAGGTTATAAAGCAACGGATAAAAATATGCGTTGTCGAGGATTTCAATTTGAACTTGGCAAATGGTATGAGTGCGAAGGTGAACTTATTTTGTGTGAAAATGGTTTTCATTTTTGTGAATATCCATCTGGACCGTGGTCGTATTATGATGATGGCCGAATCTTTAAATGTGAGGCTGAAGGGGTTATTAAATCGGTTGATCCCGGTTCCGATTTAAAGCATGTGTGTCGGAAAATACGTTTGGTTGAGGAAATAATTTTCACAGGCGACCGGAACACAGGCCACCGGAACACAGGCCACCAGAACACAGGCTACTGGAACACAGGCGACCGGAACACAGGCGACCGGAACACAGGCTACCAGAACACAGGCCACCGGAACACAGGCGACGGGAACGTTGGGAGTTTTCATTCTGGCGATTTAAATTGTAAAGAAGCCCCATATTATTTGTTTGATAAACCGTCAAAAAGAGGAGTTGTGGATCGATATTTAATTTTACAATTGTGTAAATTGTTGGATAAGGATGACCCAATTGACCCGATTCCTTTTTTATCGTTGCCGAATGCCACTCCTGAGGCTATTGAGAAATTGCATAAAGCGCACATTGACGCAAGGAAATCGAAATGAAAACATGGCAAGTGTATAATGTTGATGGATATGTGGTAGGAAGCGTAACGGCGGAGAACACCGCAAGTGCATGTAAAAAAGCGCGAGAGGGTTATTGTGACTTCCCCGCATTAGTTGAATTGCCTAAAGAAATAGCAATCACAATTCAGAAGGTGGTGGAAGAAAAAACGGCATTGGAACTTTTCATTGCCGGTATGATTGAGGAACACATCGAAAGGTTTGAAAAGAATACCAGTGTTCCTGTGCGGAATATTGAAGTGAAGATGCTGGAAAAAGATCCAGATAGCATGTATACTATTTTTGTTGACGTTGAATTGGACTTGAACAATATTAATTAAAGGAGGTGATTAGGCAAATGGCAGGTAGACCCAAAGGAAGTAAGAACAAACCTAAAGACGAAAAATCAACCAAAAAGAAAACCACGAAGAAATAATACACATCTGGCCTGTTAAAACCCCTATTGATGTTCCATTAGTCAATAGGGGTTTTCTTTATTTGAACCTATGGACTTTCCTCTATTCTCCACATTTCCCTTTACTTTCCCTATCCGTTACAATTATAAAGTTGCTAACGCAACTTTATAATCAATCTAACAAATCAATAAAGTAACATTAAAATATTGGATAGGTGGTCGAGGGGGTCGATGGCGTCCGGCTGTAGACCGGATCAGAAATGCGCGGTGGTTCAAATCCATCCCTATCCATCAAACGATTAAAGTAACATTATGAAAATGATAGAAGATAAAAGTAACTTTAAAAGGCAAAGCATCCCTGCAACAGTAGGCAAGACTTATCATCCTAACTACATTCCAAAGGGTAGTGATAAGCTCACAGTTAAAGAGGAATTATTCATTAGGAACATTTGTGTATATCCACCTGATGATGCATTTGATAATTGCACAGAAGCAGCAAGGAAAGCGGGATATAAGAATAGTTCATCATTAAAAGTTACTGCATGGGAGTTACTTAATAAACCAAAGATTCAAAGGGCTGTTGATAAGTATCGAAAAAGGATAATGAGGGAATTTGATATTGCTCCTAAAAAGATATTGCAGGAAATAGCTGCAACAGCATTCAGTAACTTTCAGGACTTTTACAGTGATGATGGTACCTTACTAAACATAAAGGATTTAAGAAGGGAATGTGGAGCAGCATTACAAGGGGTAGATATCAAGTTTGGATTAGGTCAAGATGGCAGTCCAGAAGTGGTACAGAAGATCAAGCTGTATGATAAAATTAAATCATTGGAGATGCTTGGCCGGTATCATGGAATGTGGACTGATAAGTTTGAAATTAATCCTGGTGATAATTTATTGCAGGGAGATGAAAGAGCAAAACAAATAAGGGAAAAACTCTTAGCAGAATTACCTCCTATAGAAACGGATGGCGAATAATATAACATGACAGTAATGTCCCTAATAGACTTTTGGCGTTTAAGGTTATCTCATCAAGGGATAAGACCTATAATTCGGCCTTGTCATGTTAATATCGCTAATGCATTAACGGATGTAATGCTGGGCAAACTTTCTACCCCTAACTTAATGATCCTCCAACCTCCCCGTACCGCTAAATCAGATATCCTTCAAGCATTTATAGAATGGTCCTTATCGTACTTCCCAGATAGCGAATATATCACTGGCGCATATGGTGATGAACTATCAACCAAAATGACAGAAGGCGTACGGAACACCTTAACATCAGAATGGTATACATCCTGTAGAAGTTCTGATTGGGGCGCACACGTAAAGCCTAAAGGTTCAAAAGATGGTGGCCGGAAAGATTATTTTCATACTGTTGAAGGTGGTTGTGTAAAAGGGGTAGGAAAAGGAACAGGAGCAACAGGATTCGGAGCAGGTAAGTTAAGGCCTGAATTTGGTGGCGCAATAGTTATTGATGACCCTATTAAGGTGCAGGATGCAGTAAGTCCGGCAGTGCGTAAATCTACAGTCACTTGGATTACCGATACATTATCCTCACGGCGTAACCGCAAAGAGAAACCCATGACGCCTATGATATTGGATATGCAACGGGTTCATTCACAAGATCCTGCCGGATACTTACTTGCAAACGAAAGGCATAGATGGACAGTTCTACAGGTTCCTGCGCATGATGAGGATAATAAATCCATATGGCCAGCCAGAATAAGCATGGCTGAACTGGAAGAAATGAAGGAGTTAAATCCTGACCTCTACAATTCACAATTTATGCAGAATCCCTCTAATGCAGCTTACGAATTATTAAAGGCTGATTGGTTCAGGTTCTTTAGATCATATGAGGAAATAGAAAAGAAGATCACCCTTAAATTCATCGTGGGTGATACGGCATTTAAAGAGGAAGATTCAAACGATTATTCAGTTCTTTCCTGTTGGGGCGTTATAGGGTTATCTGGTTTGGTATGTCTGGATCAAATCAGGGACAAATGGGATTTCCCTGATTTATGCAAAGCTGCAAGTGATTTCTTCAATAAGCATAAAAAAGTTAAACCGGGAATAACACCAGCGACAGAAGCCTGGATAGAAGATAGGGCGTCGGGTACATCATTGGTACAAACATTTAGGAAGGCAGGATTACCATTCAGGCAATGGCTACCCCCCAATGAAGATCAGCGGATAATAACCAACAGTCAAGTATTAGAAGGTCCTGATAAGGTATCTCGTGTCAAACAAAGTGCGCTCGCTATAAAGCCGGGTAGGGTTTTATACCCCTGGCCCGGATTACCTGACTGTCGAAGGGTAGAGGGCCATATAAATGAATGTGCAGCGTTCAGCAACGATGATAGTCATCTGTATGATGATCAGGTTGACAACTTGACTATGGCATGTTTGATTTGGATGCAGCGGGGTGGTTGCGTAGGGCAGATACCGCAGGTGATAACGATGTCGTGGAATGACTGGCTAACAAGGGAAAGAGGATAATATGACCTGGAGCGGATTTATAAAGTGGCTCGAATCAATGAAGGGGATGATTCCGGCGTCTCAACTTGAAAAAATTAAACAAGACGGTAAGTCCAGATACCAAGAGCATATGCAAAAAGGTAGGGCTGATTTTCCATTAGACTTTTCTGATTTGGTTAAAACGGGCGAAAAAGCCATTAAGTACAATAATGGCAGAGTAAAAGCCATAGAGCAAATCCAGAATAAGTATCAAGAAAAGGTTATGTAATGACCTACATTCAAAACAAAGACCTAACAGTAAATCAGTTCAGGCGTCAAAGATTCTCTAATTCCTTTTCCGGCAATTCTGGCGCTTTGGGTGATGGGGATCGTGGTTCATGGCAGTCTATGCCCGACTCCACTGGCAACCCCTATCAGTTCTCTAATTTCATTGAAAGGTGGCGTCAATACTGTAAACTCTATGAAATGTGCTGGGAAGCCCGTAAGATAGTTCGTATCCCTGTAGAGGACGCTCTGCGTAAGCCCTGGGAAGTTGAAGAAATCCCGGATGCAATGTTGGAAGTATTAAAAGAGCAGAATGTTAAATTTAAATTTGAAGAAAGCCTTTCCAAAGCCATGATGCTGGAAAGGCTATTGGGCGGTTGCATTCAGTTCTTTGGTATGGATAGTGAAACTGATGATGTAAGCAAACCGTATAGAGCGCGGGTGTCCCCCGATAAGCTTCGGTTTATCAACACAATTCCATTATCCCGCATATCAAGAGTGAACTGGGAAACTAATCCCCTAAAAGAAGGGTATATGCGGCCTCATGAGTTCATCATCAATGGGCATACGATGCATATATCCCGTTGTGTCTTATGGGATGGTGAGCCGCTGTTTGATCCCTATGATTTTGCACTTACACAGTTCAGGGCTAACCTTGCAGGATTTGGTCCGTCTAAGCTCGCCCCTATATGGGATGATATCATTAAGGCGGTAGGCACAAGGCAAGCCGCTTATCAGCTTATCCAAACTAATAATTCAATTATCATGGCCGTTAGTGAGCTGCAAGACTTGATGGCTACCAACCCGGGCAAGGCAAATCTCACAAAGCTGAAAGAGATTGCGAATAACCTATCTCTTTATAGAGCGGCTATAATCAACAAAGATAAAGTAGATATCAGTCAAAGCGCTGCATCATTTGGTAGTGTGCCTGAATTGCTTATGACTTTCTTGCAAGTGTTGTCTGCTGCTTCTGACATTCCGGCCACAAGGTTTTTAGGGCAAGCCCCTGGAGGCCTTAACGCTACCGGTGAAAGTGACCTGGAAAACTACTATAACATGATTGACGCTCTACAGAGAAAGAGAATTGAACCTGCTATCCGTAAGTTCTATGACGTTATCGGTTATCACAAATGGCCGGATATGTGGTATCAAGTACGGAAAAAGATGGAAATCAAGTTTCCGCCTCTTTGGAATATTAACGAGCTGGAAGAGGCCCAGAAGAATCAGATTGAAATAGCTAATGTTTTTCAGGCTTGGGAAGCCGGTATAATGCCTGATGAGAAATTGGTTGAAGAACTGAATCTGAAACAAGTGTTTTCCGTTGATCTTGAAGAAAAAGATATTGACTTGATGAAGGGTATGGAGGCAGATTCAAGTTTCTATGGTGATCAAGGTTCAGATAACCCTTTTAGCAGCTCTCAGCAGCCCGTGGGCGGGTCTAACGGTGGGAGTCAGGGTAAAGGGGTAGCTCAGAAACCTGAAGCTGCTGTAGAGCCGCTGAAAGCGCCTGCAATGAAAAAGCCACCATTGCCTAAGATTGGGAATAAAAAGAAGGTAAAGAATGCCAAAACAGATCCAACCGCCTACAACCCTGAACAAGTGATGCTCGGCATGAAGGTTGAAATGGAGCACAATGATTTAACTCAAGGTGATCCGGTTCAGATTGCAGAAATAGTCAAGGCGCATTTAGATGAGGATGCAGAATATTACACAAAACTTGATAAGGCGGGATTGTAAAGTAACTTTATGCCCCTAATCCTTGACATACAACAGGCTAAGAAACTGAGCCGTAAGAAACGCATGCGGAAAATGCGCCCGGTGAAATCACCTGCTATGGCTGAAAAGTTATTGCAGAAAAAGACTGAGGATCTATGGCAATACGTCATCTTCCCGTCTATTGAAAGGATTAAATTGGCTATCAGTCAAGGTGCAGGCTTTGATCAAATTTCCCTGATAATGGAACGTGAACTTGAACAGGCTGAATGGCTATACGGAGCAGAGGCCGGACAGATCATTGACATGTGGCGTCTGGCTGTTGACAGGACCACAAGAGCGAAGATGAACGCAGCCCTTAGTAAGTCATTAGGGATAGATATTACGACTGTCCTGGACGACCCTACGGTTGCTGAAGCGCTGGCTGTAGGGGCTTTTCAAGCGGAGGAATTAATCAAGACCATGCCAACAAAAGTCATGGGCCAGGTAGCGCAAGCGGTAATGGCAAATATGCGTGGGGTACCGTTACCGGAAGGTAGAAGTCTGCTGGATCAAATTGATTTCTTGGGGACTCGTTCACGGGCATGGGCGCACGTAATAGCACGGGATCAAACAGCAAAGTTAACTGCTACCCTGAATCAAACAAGACAACAGGCGCTTGGTATTGATATGTATATCTGGCGCACAATGAAGGATGTAAACGTAGTCGGGAACCCATCGGGTAGTTATCCTGGATGGAACGATAAACACAAAGATCATTATGTCATGGAAGGTGTCTATTGCCGGTTTGATAATCCTGGTGTCTATAGCACCGATGAAGGAAAGACTTGGAAACAGAGGACAGGCCCGATGCCAAAGAATCACCCTGCTGATGATATTCTTTGCCGTTGCTATACCGAGTCTGTAATTGATTTGGACAAAATACTGGCTTATGCCACGGTACAGTGAAGGAGGGAAGAATGGCGGAATTTAACAATGAAAGACAAGTAACAAAGGATACGCAAGCAATTAAGGAAATGTTAAGAAAGTTTGGCAAGCATTCTATTATGGACTTAACAACCTCTGAAATTAATTCATTGCCGCGTGATATGCAAAATTTGATCATGTCAAGGAAAGAAATCCGTGAAACTGTTCCGAGATATGCAGGAACACAACATTTTAAAAATGGCAGAATGAAAGCCCTGAATGCCCTACAGGAAAAGGCAGGGAATGTTGGGCTGCGGTTTGAAAATGAAACCGCAGCATTTATTGCAGGAGGTAAAGCATGGAATCATAATCAAGGTGAAAAAGAAAATCCATATTCCGAAGGGACCTTCAACTTCACTGAATGGAAAAAGGGTTTTAAAAATGCTGAAAGAAATGAAAAAAGACCAGCAGAAGGTAAAACTTATTCGAAAGAATGGTAATTCAAAATGATAATCACAAACCAATTTCAACCACTGGCCCCTGAATCCCCACGCTGGGAAGAAACAGAAGATGGCTTTCTCAGATGTAAGGCAAGAGTCCTTATGGAGTCCATTATGCCATATGGCCGTAACGAGCTTGAGGGACTGCCAGAGGGGTTTAATAATTCAACCGTGAATATGTACGTCCCCCTTAACGAAATAAGCAACAGCGATGCCCTACGCTCTCTGGAAGGTATGCCTATTGTTGCTGGGGATCACACTTGGATGTCACCTGATTTGATTGCAGATTATTCAATGGGTAACGTGTCTGGAACGCCTATAGTGGATGGAAATAGCCTTATTTGTAATCTGCTTGTTACTAACCCGGAAGCTATAGAAGCAATCAAGAACGGTAAGATCGGGGAAATATCTGCCGCGTATAGAGCAGAAACGGAATTTACAAATGGACTATGGAATGAGCAAACGTATGATTGCATTCAGAAGGGTCTACGTTTTAATCATATCGCTGTGATCCCTAAAGGCCACGGCAGAGGTGGAAGTGAAGTACGGATTTTAAATAAAAAACAAGAACAACAGGAGGACAATAAGAAAATGACGGTAAGAATTAAGTTAAAGAACACTGGTAAGTATGTAAACGTTGATGAGGAAGCGGCCCCTGCTATCGAAGCAGAAGGTGAAGCCACGGAAGCAAAGGCTGCGGGCATGGATGACAAGATCAGCCAGCTTGAAGAAAAGAATGCCGGTCTTGAAGCCCTTCAGGCAGAAATTGAGGAACTGAAAGGTGAACTCTCTGTCTACAAGGAAAAGTTGGATGAGTTGCTGGCGGAAGAGAACATTGAGCATGCAGCGGAAGGAATGATGGAAGAGACTGGAGAGGCAGAGGACATCGTGGAGAATGCAATTCCTGATGACGATGAAAAGAAACAGGAATTTAAGAACTCTCTGAGGAAGATTCACGGAACGAAGCTCCACAATGCCGTCCTTACGGCTATTGGGGTGAAGACAGAAGGGATGTCTCCCGAAGCGATGAAAGGCGCATTCAAGGCGCAGCATCAGATTACCAACACCATCGGAAAAAAGAAAACGGTAGCAGGTGCTGCTATGATTCAAAATGCCGCTATGGATACTGGCTCCGGTATGGTTCAACGGTCCGGGCATGAGCGCCTGGGTTTCGGCAAGAAATAGGAGGTATCATTCATGGCTACTGAACAAGATGTTCAACGCATTATGAATATGGCTTCTGAGATTGGCGGTAGAAGATTTCAGAATGCAACAACTATGGCTGAACTTCAAAAGGTAAAGGCTCAGATTCGTGAACTTGTAGCTGAGAAAGATAGATTGTATCATGAAAAATCGTACAAAAGAGCTGATCAAGTTCAGAAAAAGATTGAACAATTAATGGATCAAGAAAAGAAATTACAAAGTTCCATGTCCGATAGTGATGATATTCTAAAGTAACTTTAATAAAACAATAGGAGGATTTAAACGATGAGTTTTGCAACAGGATTTAGAGGTAGCGTAAATGGGTCGGTGCAGACCACCTATGATGATCAGCCGGGGCAGGCGGTTGCCGGTATGCTGATGTTTGCAAGTGATCTGAATATGTGTGATGCGGTTTTCATCGGTGAAACTAACGGTATCGAAGCAGGCAAGGGTGTTCAGTTTGTCAATGCAGATGAAGGTCTTGGCTTTCAGCGTCCGGCTGTTCTGGCTTATCTTCCCGCCGGTACGGAAGTTGCTGCGGAGCTGGCAGGTATTATCGTCTTTGACGAAGCCATGCAGTCCCAGGCTGATGCTGATGGCAATCCCATTAACGGTTGGGCTAAAGGTAGGGTAGCGCGTGTCCTACGTCCTACCAGGGCCGGTGGTCGTATTTATGTGAAAGCCATTGATGCGGTTGTTGTTGGTACTTCTACGGTCAACTGGGTCATTGCTGCTGGTACTGATGGCAAATATGAGCTGGGTGAGTTTTCTCCGGCCGTTCTTAACGATGCTGCT